AGTTAATCCACCAAATGTGGTAAGGAAGTCAAGACCTTTGTAAAGTTTAACCAAGCCACCTACAAGGAAGCCTGTAGCTGCTGTAACGCCGTTGATTGCCTTGGCGATATTGTCAATAGCCTTTACCGCATCTGAGGTTTCTGAGCCGCCTGCGATACGAGCAAAGGCATCTATTAGCCCTGCTCCAATTGTTTCCTTAGCGTTCTCTCCTGCAAGGGTAAGAGCATCAAGCTTGAAGGAAGTAGTCTCAAGATATGCGCTTGCAGCTCCAGCAGACTTAGCCAACATAATGCCAAGAATCTCATTAAAGGATTTAGATTTAAGTTCTGCTTGAGTAAGACCTGTATTGTATTTCTTAAGACCGCGAGTAATACCCACGAATCCATTAGCCAAGTCTTGTGAAACTGTAGCCAAGTCCACGCCACTTGCGCGGCTTATTTGAATGGCATTAGTTAAAAGTTCTTGAGACTTAGTCAATGATCCTGTGGTGGTCAGCAACGCCTGAAACGATGGACGCAAAATGTCATCGGCAATTGAGGCAGACTTCTCAAGGTCTGCAATAAATGTAGTGACCTTAGCCTGAGAGAAAGAAAGTCCAAGATTATCAACTGCTGTTGCAAGTCTGCGAGCTGCTGCTTCATCGGCTGCAAAGGCTTTGACTGCCGCCTTGCCATAAGCAGCCATAGCAGTAGTGCCAAGTGCTAGCCCTAGCCCAGAAGCTAATTTCTTGACATTGCGTTCAAGGGTTGTAACCGACTTATTGGCTTTATCGAAAGCTGCTTTGCCTGTGTATTCAGCAGCAATATTAATGGCTACATTGCTCATGCTGCTCTCCTTAGATCGACTATCTGTGTGCGGTCATTAAACTTCTTTGTAGTCTTTTCTAATGAACGAATGACTGCAAGATTGGCTTTGCCTTGAGTCTTAGCCCAAGCTCTAAAGATAAGGCGACCCATCATTCGATGATCTGTGCCCTTCATTGAGCCGTAAAGGTTTCCAAGGTTTGAGATAAACTGATTGCCAGCATAAGGATTGTTTGACCTAGAGACTCCCTTAGAAGCTCCGCCGCCGTTAGGCCCGACCCATTCTTGACCTTGGCCATTCTTGCGCCCAGCAGTCTCATAGATTGCGCCAATCATAGACTTATTCTGAATTCTAATTGTGTTCTTAAATCCAGCCCTGTTGGTTTGGCTAGGACTTGTCTTATAGACAATGCCAGATTTAATGACTGAGGCATTGTAAGTAGGGAACTTGCCATTGTAAAATGAACGCGAAGCCCAGCCTGACATTGGAGACTCGGCTGGAACGTAGCCTCTTGCATCTCTAACGATTGGTTTGAGAACTGCGCCTAGTTCTTTAGTCAATTCTTTTGCAAGGTCAGGAGCATATTGGTTTAAGGCTTTTCTAAGAGCGACCGCGCCTACTACTTCTGTTGGCATCGTTTCGCTCCTTTGCTAAGTCCTTAAGGACTTCTACATGTGCCTTGAACGCCATCGGCGATAGTTCGACAATGGTTTGAAAGGGAACTCCATACTCGTAACTCAAGCGAGCTGCGAGATAGGTGAGGGAGTTCCGATCTACCCTAAAGGGTCAGACTCTAAGACCTCAACTGACTTGAGGGTCTCAAGAAATCCTTCCCCGAAAGGTTTGACTGTTTCACCCGAACGTCTAATTGCCTCCCAGCACAGCCAGTACACGTCTGACTGTTTCTGATCTTCAATCAAGGCTTTGTGAAAGCCCTTCTTGGCGTATTGCTCAAAGGCATATTCAATAAGTGGAGTAATTTCGTACTCTGTTACTGAGTTGTCAGCCCTTGTTACTTTGAGTTTTGCCATTTTTAGCCCCTTAGTTAGTTATCAGGAAGTTGTGATTGCTACTGTACCAGAGACGTTCCAAGTTACAGACTGAGTTGATAAATCGCCAACTGCACCGTTGATGTCGGTTGTGTTGTTGATAAGGCAAGTCATTGTGTAGAGAGGGTTTGTCGCTGAGGTTGCAGCAGAAGTCTGCTTGAGTGTAACTGTAGCGTTGTTGCCCCATTGTGCCTGAAGTGTCTGGAGAACATTCGTTGTAGCTGTATCGTTGAGGAAATCAATAGTGACTGAAGAAGCCTCTAGACCCTTGACGAATTTGTGACCTGAATCACCCATTGCTGTTACTTCGAGTTCATCGAATGAGCGGTTGAGTGTTACAGATGTGACGTGGTTTGAGAGATCAACTGCATTGACAGTTAAAACTACTCCATTGCTCATGAATACTGCCATTTAGGTTATTCCTCTTCTTTCTTAGATGTGGGTTGTGGTGCTGATTTTGTTGCTGGTGGAAGCTGACCAATCTTGATTAGAAAGTCGGCTTGCTCCTTTGTCCAATCGTCCATCGATTAGCTCCATTCCGTAAGGGTACTGATTGCAATGTCGCAAGTCAGTAAATCTCCAGAAGCGATTGACAGCACGCTTGGCGCGCTGACGCTTCCTACGTTAAATACAATGCTTGATGCTTCTAGAAGAGCAAAGACTCGAATTACATCGGCTTCAATGCCAGCAAGGTTGCCTTCATTATCAAGAAGAGGCACAATAATGCTCAGGCGAAAGTTAGCCATAGGTGCGATTGCTGTGTAGTCATTATTGGTAGGCACAATGTAAGGATCACTGGGAGTGACAATCACGCTGTTAGCAATAGGAGTAGCAGGAGGAAATGAGAATACTGAATACTTTGAATTATCCGTCAAAGCTGCTGCAATTGAGGCGCGTAGTGTAGTTATCGCTGGCATCAGCCAACCATACTTCTGGGGTCGAGATAAGGGCTTAGTAATCCTCTGACGCGAGCTACTAGCTGTGAGGACATGGCATACATATTGCCTATTGATCCGTCTGGCATCATGCCGTTGCCTGAGTTGGTCTGACGAGAAGTCCAAATAGAAACGCAGACCATAAGGCTTGCTTCTCTAACTGCTGGAATTGTTGCATAAGTATTCTGTGTAACGCCTGACACGATGCCATAAGGAACCGTTGGGTGATACTCCGTAGCTGTAGGGCTACCAGTTACAGCATAGGTTATTGAATAATTATCGACAGCAGTAATTGTCTTAGTGCCGTTAAAAGGAGCTGAATTTTTAGTTACTGTTACAGATTGCCCAACGTAATAAATATCTTTGACTGGCTCATTAAAATAAAGAGTTCCCTCTGTGGTCGTGTTGCTGTGAGCTATATTGTAATTCTCGTTTTTCCATAGAAAGGGCAACAAGGCGTCATCAGCTGCATCGCAAACTTCTTGGATTGTGGCGTCTGCATAAAGACTACCAACGCCAAGTGCTGCTTTAAGTTCTGCAACTGTGGTGATGCTCATTGTTATCCTTTCTAAAGACTCAGAGGGACTGCAAGGGCTCTGGCAGCCCCCCTGAGTGACTTAGTGTGGCTTACGCCTTGTTATTCTTAAATGCGCCTGCGCCGACCTTGGTAGCAATTGCTCCATAGCCGTAGTAGCCGATTGTTACCTGTCCTGTTGCAGTTGTTTCTGCGCGTAGACGGTAAGTTGGTGACTCGTACCATGTGTACGCATCTGGGTTAACGATGAGGATTGATCCATCTGTATCAGTACCTGAAGCTGTGTTAGGTGTGACGTAGAGGTTAAGACCTGCAACGTTACCCTGTAGGGCTGTAGGTGTGACTGCTCCGCCTGCGTTCTGTGGCTGTGAAGCTGTGTAGATTGGGCGACCTGCATCGTTAAGTGTCATGATGTTAGACCATTGTGAAGTGTTAACAATCATGTTACGAGCGAATGGATTTGATAGGCCAAGTGTTGCGTTATAGACAGAAGCTGCACCGCGAGCAACTACACCGAGAAGTTCGGCTGCTGTTGGGTAAGTAACTGTTGTGGTTGCATCAAGTGATGCACCTGAGATGATTGCTGCGTTAACTGCTGCATCTGTAGCCTTTGCATAAGCTGCGCCCATGTTGCGGACAAGCTCATCAAAGAAGGCTGGTGATGTACGATCTAGAAGTTCAACAGAAAATGTCTGTTGTCCAGCGTACTTCTTAACAGTTACTGACAAGAAATCTGATGTCATATCTGTGTCTTGAAACGCATTACCTTGTGCAGTTTCTGCAACGGCAGGCATTGCTGTGATTTTTGGAATCTCAAATGTCATACCTGCATCTGGCAATACTCCACGAGAAATTGCTTCGATTGAGGGACGAATTGTTGTGCCAAGTGGGTTGATGATTTCTGACAACTGGCGTGTTGGAACAAGTCCAGGGTTGTTTACTGTGCTGTCTGCTGCGACTAGGTACTGACGAGCTTCTTCATCACCTAGTGCTGCGCGGATTGATTGCTCTGCATACTTTGCAGCTGTTAGTTCAATGCGTGGCTTTGTGTAAGCCATTGCTGTTACAGCAGGGCGAGCAGCTTCAACTGCGGCAGCCTCAACTGTAGGTGTTGCTTCGACTGCTGGAGTGGTTAATTCTTCCACGGGGGCTGTCTCGCTTTCTGTTGGTTGGTTGGGTTCTTCTACAGCAGATTCTTCCGCTGCAATATCAGTAACCTGAGCAGACTTAAATGCTGGCTCTGTTACTAAACTTACTTCGACCAATCGCGCAGCTGACACATAGGTCACGCCGTCCTTGATCTTAGACTTAATTACTTCTGCCCCGATGCTCAAGCCTGATTGCAATCCTTCTTCTGCGAGGATTAGAGCTTCTGTGCCACGGGCTGAACGACTTACAGAAAATACAGCGTCAATAGAGTTCTCTGACTCGCTAAATGAAACGCCGCGGCCTAAAGGCTTCTTGGCATCATGCTGGCTGAGAAGTTTGATTGATTTAGGGTCTGGAATCTCAATTGAACCAGAGGCGAAGATAACCTTGCCCATGTTTGTTGATCCTGCTTCGACATTGAGAGGGACAATCTTGCCTGAGATTGTGCGGCTCGCTGAATCTGCTGTAAGTTCAGCTGAGAAGGTGATTACTTGATTCATTGCATACCTTGGCTTCCGTTAGGTGTTAGGTCGGTCATTTCCATTGCTTGCTCTTGAGTTATGAGCTGTAGGTCAAGCAGTTCGCGGATAATTTGTAACTCTACAAGTGGGTCTGTGCGGAGATAATTTTTGTCAATATCAAACTTGACAATATTGCCACGGGCTGTAATGTCGTCCATGGATAGACGATCCTCGATGGCAGAGACGAAAGGTTGCAAAGATAGCGTGAGGAACTGCTTGCGCTCGTCTTGGACGTTGGCATAAGTCATTGTGGTGTTCTGGTCTGCTGAAACATAATATGGAGGGACGTTGCAGAGGCGAGCAATTTCAGTTGCAAGATTCTGGATAGCCTCGTTATACATCATGTCCTTAGGAGAGAAGCCAATAGTTTGCGCGTCTAAAGTAGAAGTAAGATAAGCAGTTGATCCGTTCTTGCGAGCATTTTTCCAAGAAGCAAGAAGTCCAGAAACTTCGCTTGGTGGCAGGTCAGCTCCAGAATTTTTTAACACCATAGTGGGCATCGGCGTGGAGGCTGCTACTACAGAAGCTTTCTGAATATCAAGAGCCGCACGAATAGTTGATACGCCTGTGTTGAGGATTCCATCGTTAAGTGATTGGAATGTAATCAATGAGCCAAGGCCGTCCATTGGAAGTGTTGTGCCATCGACTGCGTAAGACTTTACGAATACGTTGTCCCTATCAAGTGTGGCTGTTACTCGACTGTTAGCAATCCACTCAAAGCGAGATGGGCGACCATCTTCCTGATAGGTCTCAACAACTTGCCAGAAAGCCTGACCGTAGAATAGAAGTGAATCAACTGTGTAAGCAATAGTTACAGATCGTGGCTGTGAATAAGAAGGCTGGTCAATCCAGAGTGGCTTGCCTAATTCTTCGCCTGTTGATTTCTTGTAAAGCTCAAGAGGGATTGTTCCGATTGTGCCAGCAAGAAGGTTTCTGCAACGAGCAAGGGCAGGAACGCCAAGTGCTTCTGTGCGACCAACGTAGGCAAACTGAAAGGGCATTGCATAGGGAGAATACTCACCTAAAACTTGCGGAGCATATTGCGCTTCAACGATTTGTGGCTTACGCGAAAAGAGACCCATAGGTCGCAATTATACACTACATGTAGGTCATTCCGAGTAGATTGCCGCTACCTGTTGTGGTTTCGTTAATTGATGCACAACCATGGCCGTAGAGATTGCACCAGATACATCTCCAGCACTCTTACGTTTAACAATGCGCCACGATGAGTCATTAGTCTTAGCTGCGCAGTTATTCATCTGCTGCACCCAGTTTTCCTGCCCTGAGTGAACTAGTCTGTGATTAACCAAGGCATCTAACAGATCACCGCAAGCCTGATAGAAGGCAGCACCAGATATATCCATTGTCATTTGGCCAGCGTTGGTCAGGCGGTCAGCGATTGACTGTGCCGTGTATTTGTCGAAGCAAATTTGTCGAGGGCGATACTGGTCAGCCCAGCCTTTGATTTCAGCCGCAATCCTGAGATCGTCCACACTTATCTGGCTTTCCCACGTCTGGAGAATCCCAACACCGATTCTGCCGTCAGGCAATATCTGACCAGCAACGAGGCTTGCATTGCGGCGAGAAGGAGACACATCGAAAGCAAAGACTGTATAACCGCCGATAGGAATCGTGAGCGAGGCATCGGACGTGTCCTCAAGGACTCCGTGAGGCCAAGGAGAGCTGAGAGAATCAATCCATTGACATAGCAACTCAGTTCTAGTGTTTTCAATAGGGCTTGTAGCA